GTATGGCTCTGGACAACAATGTTCTCCGGCAGATGATGATGCGGGAAATATTACGAAACCAGGAGAAGGTATATTTTGTATATACTACCACAATGAACCTATTCAATAAACTAAAGGGAGAGTTTTAATTGCTCTCCTTTTTTTGCTTTGATTATAAAAGAGGTACAAACTTACCGTGTTTGTTGAGAAAAGATTATCTTTGTGACAAGTACTTACTTAGATAAATCAAATTTAAAAATTTTCATTGCAATGGATATAATCAAAAGAACAGTAACAGCTAATTCCAATAAGCTGATAACTACTAATGGTGAAGCTGCACCTTCTTTAATCAGCAGTGCATGGAACTTATCTGATATTAACGAAGATATTGTTCTGACCGATCAAAACGGACAAGAAGTTCCGTTTATAATCGTCCCTCTTTCAGAAGGAACAATTAAAGTAATCTTGACAGGTGGAATGGAATACACCATTTCAGAAGCGGAAGTGAACGCAAATTTGGGGTCACCTCTTATGTACATGGTTCAGAAGATTTTGAAAGAAGGGACAACGGCAACCAATCTTAGTATAGGTTTTTAAGGAAAGGAATTGACAATGAATTTAATAGGAAATATTAATGCAATTCCTTTTAGGAGATTTAGGGGAGGGGGTGGAGTAGCTCCTTTTCCATCTATTCCTGGTATGATTGCAAGGTATTCAGCATTAGGTCTCACTAATGAACAGATGGCTGCCAATCCCGTATGGGTTGATAAGACGGGTAATGGGCATGATTTACAAATGAAGAATTTCGCTTGGAAGGAGGGTTCAGGTATTAGTGATGTTTATCTCGGCGCACTCGTCTTTGACGGAGTAGACGATTACGGTACCTGTGATAACTTCCCTATTCTGACTAAGGAAAAGGGATATACGGTTGTGGCGTTGAGAAAGTGGTTGACACCAGAAAATAAAACAGACAATGAGGTTCTTGTCGCGAATTTAAAAAAACCGAGGCTGGAGACTAAAGCATGGGGAGCATGGGGAGCATTTGGTTGTGAAATAAAATACAATAATACTAATCCGAAGAAGACAAGAACTCTGTCTTTCGGAAATATGCCAGTAATAAACGTAAATGAAAATAATGTATTACTTTGCCAAACATCAAATAACTATAATGGAGTTGATATAGCAAGTGGTAATGATACAGGCGGCCCTTATTTGCTCATTTGTTCAAGAGGAGGGTCTTTATTTGCCAATGTTGCTATCTGGGAACTTGTATTTCTCGACCACGATGCCACCGAAGAAGAACTGACCAAGATCAAAGACTACTTTGTTAAAACCTATCCCTGGCTCTTCCCCGACCAAGCATGGACAGTGGTAGGCAAAACCAACGAGGACGAAGATCGTGCTACTATTGCCAACATTACGGGCAATGGTAATGATCTTGTACTGTCGAATTTTGGGTTTGCAGAAGGGAGTGGGTATGGGTTGTATAAAACTCCATTTGAATTATATCCATCAGTTCAGCATTCGTCTAAATATAGTTTGTCTTTTTCAAAGTTTGCATTAGGGGATCACAATTTAATAATTGCACCAAAACAAAATGATTTAAGCTATGATATAAAAGTCAAAGTAACAGGATTAAAGGATGGTGTAAAATTTAAATGGGGGTGGATTGGTACAACAGGATACATAGATATAACAACAGATGGGATACACATGTTAAATAAACCCGCATCTCAAATTAGACAATTGCTTGTAGAATTTGCAGAAGATTTTGATCCTGATCATGTTGTCACCATAGAGCAAATCCCCGAATACGAAGGATACCTGGTTACTGATGGGGTGGATGATAAAGCGGTTAGTAAACAGTTTAAATTTGGCGAAAACTTTACTGTTATATTAGATTTTAAATTCCCCGTTAAAAAGATATCTTATTGTGGTTTTGATTTATCATCAAAGGTTAGAATCCGAAATCTTCAAGGTAGTGGTGTGCATGTCGTATTAAAGGGAAATAAAACCTTGATACCATCAAATGTAGTGAGAGCCGTAACTTCAGAGGGTAAAGTATATGATGAAAATTGGAATGAATACAATATTGTGCCTGGCAATATATCATCAAATTATGCAATGGTAAATTTAGGCTTTGATGGAAGTACTCAATTTGCTGAGTCGGCAACTAAATTAGCTGGAATTTATAGTAGTACTTTATCCAAAGACGAATGTATCAAAGCATATAACTATTTACAAACTTTAAAAGCAAAATAATTATGGTGTACGCAATAGTAGATTTATTATGGGCAAAATCACATGGTATTGAAATACTGCCCGAAATGAGAACAAGTATAGATCAGAGTAAAGTTATTCTACATGAAGAAATGTTAGTACCTTTCGAAGATGAATCATTTCCAAGATATTCATTTAGTGATCCAACTTTTATTGAAATGTTAAATAGTGAAGAATGGACTAGTACAGAAGAAAAACCTGTAATTAATAGAGACTTTAGTCGTATCTTAGCTTTGAATATTCTTGATGAAGAGATTATTAAAGAAATCAATACATATGATCTTACTCCCGGTGAAGCATTACAGGTCAAAGATCGATACCCCGAATGGGAAACCGGAATAAACGTCAAAACCGGCGAACGATACCGAGTTGAAGATGTCCTTTGGGAATGTATAAAAGAACATACTACTCAGGATAACTGGAAACCTTCTATGGCTACTGCAAGCTTGTGGAAAGTAGTAGATGAAGAACATAAAGGTACTATTGAAGATCCTATCATCTATATTCCACCTATGGAAATATTTAAAGATAAATACTATATCCAAAATGGTATAAAATATAAATGTACAAGAAATAGTGAACAACCTCTTACACATGATTTATCAGCCCTTGTTGGATTATATGTTGAGAAAGTTTAATTATTAATAAGCTAAGGATGTCACAGGAAATCTACAATAAGACCGTGTTCAAACGGTTCTTCGAAGAAAACGATCCTGCTGTAATGGAATGGGCGGAGAATGTACTTGAAAAGGTATCTTCTCCCGGCATTCTTCCTACTTTTATAAAGAAGGACGGAGAGGATTTTAAGGCGTATTGGGAAACAGTCTGTCATATCTTTGCGCTTGTTGTTTTATATGCTAAGCAATACAATGAGATTGACACAAACAAGATTCTGTTTGAGCTTTTTATTGAAAACAGAGGACTTGTGACAGACGAAGTGAACACACTTGAACAGATGAAATATCTGTTCAATAATTATGTGAAGGAATATAGAAAAAGAGGAACACTTGATATTGTAAACAAGGAAGGCGTGATACTTGGGGAGCTTCTCCGTCTTATTAGATATAAGACGGAGGATGAGTTTATATTTGCTCTTTTGATGTCTCGTGATACTGGATGGACAATGGGGCATAGCTCTCCTACATGGAACAGGACAGACACAGTTCTAAACGTTACAAAAGGATATGAGACAACGGAAAGCGTAAAAGATTTGAATGCCTATCCACTTGTGAACCCTACAGGTGTTGTTATTGTGGATGATATAGACAACAATGGCACTCCTATACAGGTAATGACTTTCGTTGGAAATGCTTTGGTGGGTATTTCTTCTGAAATTGACAAAACGAAGCTCCTTCCTATTTCAGAAAATCTTTCTTATCAGATTTCTTTTAAGGTTAAAACATCTTCCACAAGCAACCAAAATTTGAAATTCGGTGTGGAAGTGTTTAACGAAGCCGTTCAACCTATGATATGTAAGGAATCTTATGGAAGTGCAGAGAGCAACAATTTTGTTTCCGGCAGTAAAGGAATCCTGGAACTTCCTGTAGCTGGAGTGTATTATGAATGCCGGGCAATTCTATCGAGAAAGAACAGGGCATACGCGAAGCAGTTAGAGCTTAATTTCTCGAAAGGGAGAGGGCTTCAAATGAAAGACGGAATGAAATTCTTGTCATTAAGTCTTTCGCAAGACAGGTCAAATCCTTCCTCTTCCGTGTATATTTATGATATAAAGATAAAACCGCTTTTCCTTCCATTCTATCAAGGTAATTTAGGGGAAAAGGACGTGATAGCTGCTTATTATCTTAATAATTCCCTTACAAGCGAGGAAGGAGTAAAAGGATTTACAGAAGATTACCTTGTTACCTACAAAAACATAATGGGTAGTGAGGATATTCAGCCTTTGAAAGAGAAGAATGTTATTTTCAAAGTATTGTCGGATAGGGGAGCTTACATAGAAGGAGCTTCTATTTCCATTTTAGACAAACGTCTTGTGACGGACAGAAACGGGGAAGCATCTATTGTACTTTATCCTGGTGACTATTCTATTGATGTGGAGAAGTCTTTGTTCATGAATATAGAAGATAGATTGTTTCAGGTATTGGAAGACGATGAAGAAACGCAGGTGGAATATATTCAAATGCAAGGAGATGTGTATGAAAGAAAAGTCACGTTCGTTGTAAGGGATGAAGGCGAAAGACCTATACAAAATGCCCTTGTTACTTTTAATGGTGAATTTAAATATACGGATTCTTCTGGTAATGCCATATTTATGGCTTTTCCTGGTTTATACCCTTATACTGTAAGCAAGACGGATTATTATACCATAAGTAAGAACATCAATGTACAAGACGATCAATCCGAACCTGTAACGCTTATATTGATACCAAGATATACGATTACATTTACGGTGACAAATTCATCTACTGGCGCAGTGGAAGGTGCAAATGTGACACTTACCGCAAAGGACAGACTGGCAACAGAGGATACTGTCGCTTATTCGGAAAGCAAAAGAACGGGCACGAATGGGAAAGTGACATTCACGAATATATTGGGAGGCGATTACACTTATCTTGTTGAAAAGCAAAACTGGATTCCTGTAAATGGGGATGTTGTTGTGGACAGTAATAAGGATATACAAGTGAGCTTCAATCCTATGCCTACTTTTAACATGACGTTTACTGTAAATGATTACAACACCTTTACGGGAGAGAAAAAGCCTTTAAATGGAGCTACCGTAAGATTTGCAGGTTTGACAAAACAGACTTCTGACAATGGGCAGGCTGTTTTTGAAGGAGTGTTGGGAGGAAAATATTCTTATGATGTATTTTACGACAACAATCATCAACGGGTATATGTGGAAAACTATGAGTTTTATAATAATTCGAACCTTACGATAGACTTGAAACAGCTTACCTATAAGACTACTATCAAGGTGTATGGCGCAGGAGGAACAGTCGTTGAAGGTGCGAAAGTGAAAGTAAACGATAAGGATTTTGTGCAGGAAGATTCTTCTGGTGTTGTGTTGGAACTTCCCAATGGACAATACACTGTCATAGCATCCTATGAGGAATATGAGGACAGAGAGCAGCAATTTACTGTAAATGGAAATGATCAAGTGGTGAGCATTTATATGGATCAAACTTTATATGATCTTACATTTGTTGTAACAGAGGATAACGGTATCATTTCCAACGGTACAAGAATAACACTTAATCAAGGAGGTGCAGGAGAACAAACAGGTCTGACTAATAACGGACAGATCAAATTCTCTGTTCCGAGAATGCGTTATGATTGGGTGGCTTCGAAGCAATATTTCAGTGATCAGACAGGGGTTGTGCAACCAAATGACCTTCCAAAGACGGTGAATGTTGCAATGCCAAGAAAAGAAACGAGAGTGCAGTTCTATGTTTATAATTCCGATACAGGGCTTCCAGTTTCAGGAGCTTCTGTAAAACCAGAAGGACTTAGTGCGCAAAATACAGGGGCGGACGGTACAACGACCTTTACGATGCAGATGGGGAAAACTTACAGATATGAAGTTTCCGTTTATGACTATCAGCCTACGGAAGGTTCTGTCACAGTTAATCAGGAATCAATGCCACAACAAAGGGTAGGTATTTCTAACAAGACTTACAGTGCTCATATTACAGTGAAATCCCGAAATGGGTATAATATTAATCGAGCTTACGTAACTTATGGAGGAAAGAGTGGATACACCAATTCACAAGGACAGCTTACACTTACTGGAATACAATCAGGGTCGTATAATGCCACTTGTACGGCAGACAATTATCAATCCCAAACGAAAAACAATATTGCAATATCGGGAGCTGACACGTATATAGATTTCACTCTTGACTATGAGCTTACGACAACTTATATTTATCTTAGAAAGGAAAATGTATTGCAACCTTATGCTTCCGTGAATATAAGAACTACCGCGCCTGACGGATCGTCTTATTACAGTGGTACAGATCAGACAAATGGAAGTGGTAGGATAACGGTTTCTTCTCCTTCTGGAGGTTATGTGTATGCTTCCGCTACGGATTCGGAATGTGTAGGGACAGGGGATGAATCAACGAACGCAGGAGGGAGCAGTATTTACCTTTATCTTTGGAAAGCTCTTATCGTTTCTTATAGCGGATCGCCTCAAACGCCATCTGTATCAGATGGCGTTTATGAAATAGTGGGGAGAGAAGTAAGGGTACAAGGCGGAAGTAGAAATACAAGTAACCCTTCTACTGTGTATGCCAATTTCAGAAATCATACAAGAGCTACTGCAATCAAACAGTGGCCCGAATCATTTTCTATTCAGGGAAGTTCTGGCACTTATAATGTGGACGCTGCCGGCGGCAACCATTCTGCCTTTAGAGGATGTACAATTCTTTCATCGATTGCAACAAACACAATTCCTTCTATTTCAGGGGGTGTTATCTGTTGGTTTAGAGATTGCACAAGTCTTAGGTCTATTCCTTCTGGTTTGTTTACCAAAATGACAGGTAATTCTTGTGCGGGTGCTTTCTGGAGCAGTGGGGTTACAAGTCTCCCGAGTGGTCAACTTGTTCCTACTTCATGTGTTTATCATTCTTCCTTGTTTAGAAGTTGTAAGAGTTTGACTTCATGCGTTGGCAATGGTACTTTTGGAAGGGGAGGTGGCACAGAAGATTTCCATGCTGTATTTTTTGAATGTACGGCTTTGAAAAATACAGGAGGTCAATCAGCTACAAGTTCTCCATTTAGCAATTCAACGAATGCACAGTATATGCAATATACATTTCAAGGCTGCACAGCCATAACCGAACTTCCGGTATTATGGTTCAGATATTGCACAAACATTGTTTCTTTTGTTGGTTGCTTTGTCGGTTGTACAAGTCTTGTCGACGGCTGGTCTACCGCTATGTTTTCTTACTCTTCGAAGGCAACAAATATGCAGTCATTGTTTGAGGATTGTACTTATTTGTCTATTCCTTATGGACAGGGACTTCCGTCAAGTGTAACAAACGCTTCAAGAATGTTTGCGAATTGTAGGAATTTATCTGATATATCTTCTTTTGATATGAAGAATGGAAAGTTGCAGAATGCAGAAAGTATGTTTGAGAACACGGGTGTGAAACAAATTCCCGCTAAGTTCTTTAATGATCTTACGACACTTACCAATCTTAGGAGATGCTTTGCAGGATGCACGTCACTTACTTCTTTTGGAAGAACAGGGAATTATGTAGGACAACCAGGAACATCTGCACGACCTGTGAATGTGGATATAGGAAATCAGTTTAATAATACCAATTTTGAGAATATCAGTGGTAATTTGAATTGCACTGAAATGTTTGCAAACTGTACAAATCTTTCTTTAGGAACAGAACAGACTTATGCGGTTTCATACACATCCCTATATGATAGGTCAGTGGCAGGCGTAGGAAAGGTTAATATGGACAGAATGTTTTATGGTTGCTCGAAACTTGGAACTGTCCCTGTTATTCAAATCCTTACAGGATCATCCAATTATGTAAAGATAACGGAGTCTGGGAACAATAACGTAACAAGTCATAGTCAGACTTTTACAGGCACAAATTGCGAGGGTGTTCCAAGTGGATGGAAATAGTAAGTCAAAAATAATTAAAATATTGAGTATGAGCAAGTTAAATGTTAGTAGAAATGTTTTTTTAGAGAAAGAAGAACTTTCAAATATGATTTCTTTCTTTGCTACAGCACCGCTTATGAAGGCGGTGCTACAGGCATCTTATTCCTTTGGGATGATTACGAATGACCCGTCTAAGATCAATCCTAATACAGTTAACAAACCAGTAGAAGATGAAAATCTTATAGAACCTTTTAAAGTGGAAACAGGAACAAACTCTGGCACTATTAAGGTACTTCCTGGGATGGCTCTTACCAGTGCCGGGAACTTTATAGATATCAATGTAGAAGACAACATCGTTGTGCCGAATGACAGCAATTTCTATTGGGTGAAGATTGCATATAAAACAAGAAATTACGAAAAGGGATATGTAAGCGTAAACTCACAAGGTATCGTTTCCGGTTCTGTGGATTTTACAGGTAAGGTAAGAGGTCAATCTTCATCAACCCCCGTCTCTATCCGGTTTGAAAAACAAGACGGTTCTGTTCCTTTGAATAATGGCGTTTATCAGATTGTAAACATAATTGACAGCCAAAACTTACTTCTTACATCCGCAACTACATTTGTAGCGGAATCGAATTTAAGAGCTATTGTGCTTGGGACACTTCCTTTGGGAGGTGTATTGACTTCCGAGCAGCGAAACGGTTTGTACACTTATGACGATTATGTTATTTCTTTAGTACCGGAAGTAAGTCTTTCCACACCTCCTGAAAAAGAAGTAGATGAATATTACATTGCACGTGTTCAAAATTCAGGTGGATCGGTATCGGTTTACAACGAAGTGAAAAGTGAGTATTGGTCGCTGGGAAATATTTTTATGTCAACTTCCAAATAACAAGGATATGTTAAGGTTTTATTACACGACAAGCGCAGGGTACAATAATCAACAAACTAAGATTTCCGATTCTTTGGGTGGGTACAAATCATCCACCCCTGTACCCAATGACATGTTTAGCAATTTATTTGATGAAATAAGCCTTAATTTGGCTTCAAATCCTCGTGAGCAATACATTGCACTTATTCTGAAAAATGAGGGCGCAGAAACGCTTAAAAACGTCAATATGTGGTTTTCTGCTGTAACGGAGAATCCGTATGGTAAAGTCATGGTAGGAGCAATAGGAATGAACAAGGATGAAAACGATAATCCGGTTACACCAAGGACATCTTCTATTTATGAGAAGCCCTATTGGATTCAATTTTATGATGCAACAGAAGACGATAAAGTTACATTGGGTGACATTGAATCGGATGCTGAAATTTGTTTGTGGTTCTCACGGGTACTTGATGGAAAAATTATTCGAGAAGACTATAACAATGTGGCAGAGAGAGATACGAACACCCAAAACCGCTATAAGAAGGTTGAAAAAGAGACCGATGAGATTTTTAACATTAATTTGGTTTGGGAATAGTTACAAAAAGTTGTAGTTTTGTCAGCGAGACAGGGGAACAAAAACTTCCCCTTCTTTTATCACTTAAAATATACAACTTTTGTATGCAATGATTTTATAATCTAATTTCGACAGCAATGACAAGACGAGAAGAATTTGAAACGATTTATGAATACTTACAGGGGAAACTGACAAACAACCCGAAGTATGAGTTTCATGCAAAAAGAAAGGACAGGGAAAGGATAAAAGATTTTCTTGAAAATGAAATAGTGGAGAATCTTTGGAACTATCTTACTTTTCAATTTAATAGGCAGGTTTTTATTTTGTCGGTGTCGAAATTGAGTATTATTCCTCTTCCTAATGTGATAGGGAAAGCAGCTATTGAAAGATGGAGAAAACGAACACAAAAGGATATGTGGTTTACCTCTAAATTCGTTATGGAATACGACCTTAGAAACCCTATCCAGAAAGAAGAAGCCTTGTCTGATTCCTATTTGGATAAAGAAAGACAGCTTTATTTTGATTCTCCGAGAGGATACATCCTTTGTGAAAGCTATGATGGGTTTTTGTATCATGAAAAGAAATGCAAAGGATGCAGGTATATAAAATTGTGTGAAGAAAAATATAAGGACAGATGAGAAAAAGAAGAAAGGAACTTGAAGTTAAAATTGTCCCTTGTTTTTACGATACGAAAAGAGCAGAGCTTTTGATCGTAAGGTACGGATGGTTTGGAAACCCTAAGTTTGTAAGGAGTTTCGGGTTTATCTATCTTTCGAGTAAGGAAAGTGAGAAAAAGATGGACTATGTGTGTGAATTAATAGATAGGTTTAACAGAATACAAAGTTTAAATTGTTATGGAAGAAAAGTAATGTATGACGTGCGTTCAGCACTTATGACAGGTGAAATTAAAGAAGTAAAAAAAATGGGAAACAACTACTTTCAGAGGTCTGGAGTATATCATCCCGGAAGGAGAACGTGAAATGGCTAAAATTGGCAGAGATGTGTTTTTCACAAAAGAAGAAGCAAAGAAAGCTATTAACGCAACGGTTGATAAGAGAGTTCAGTATCTTGAAAATCAGATTGAAAGAATTAAAAGCTATAAGTTTGAGTAACGTGCTGAAAAAGAAGGAGAAATACGAATATCGTCCTTGTAAAAGATGTGGTGAAAATCATTACATCTACAATAGGATGAAGTGGCTCTGTAAGGAATGCGACAAGAAAATAGGGAAAGAAAGGAGAGGTGATCTTAAAACCCTATTCATGGAAATATGGGAAGAAAGAGAACATGTATGCGCGAAATGTGGAAAGCCTTTGGGAGATGAACCGAAAGCCATTTTCTTTTCACACATACGATCACGAGGAGCAAGACCGGATTTGAAAATGGACAAAAATAACATTGAGCTTCTTTGTTCTGCTTGCCACAGGCTACATGAATTTGGAGAAAGGGAAATTTTATGAGGAAAGTAATCGCCGTATCAATATTATCTTTATGCCCGTTACTTGTTTCTGATATTAGAGTTTCTGCTATCAGTAACAAGAAAGACGCGATGGACAGGGTGGTTTGGGAAAGATTGGTTCATGCTATTTGCATGGTTGAATCAGGTTGTGACGATAGTGCAAGAAATCCTAAAAGTTCAGCTTCCGGCAGATTTCAAATGTTGAAAATTTATGTGGATGAAGTGAACCGTATCAAAGGAAAGAGAACTTACTCCTATAACGACAGGTTCGACCCTTTGAAAGCAAGAGAGATGTTTGAAATTTACCAACAACATTACAACCCAAACAAGAACATTGATAGGGCGATTATCCTTCATAGAGGAAAGGTTTCTAAGAACTATATTAGGAAAGTCAAAAGCGAAATGTGCAATTTATAAAATTTTGATACCATGAAAGTATGTTGGACGAAAGAAGGAAACTACTTCGAAGGGGAAGTGATTGATTCCTACCCTGTGGAAGATGGGACGATGTTAGTGGTAGAAGCAGAGAACAACCGCAAAAGGTTTGTTCTTAGAGAATGGAACACATTAATTGAAATAGGGGAGGATGGAAATGCGATTGAATAAAAACATGGAATTGCTTCTTACTTCTATTTCCGAATTGCTTGGGGATATGAAAATGAACGTTTTCAAAGAGAAACTGGAGAAGGTGATTGCTCTTCCAAGTGACACAAGTGTAGCGGATTTCATAGAAGAATACACAAAATGGAGCGAAAAGAGTTATTTCAAGAAAGAGAGACTGTTTGTCTTTTCAAACGGGAAACTGGCGCTTACAAGGATATATATAGTCTCTGCTGAAATGAAATATACGGATGAGGGGATGCCGGAAATAATCATAAATGAAATGCCGGATGCTGTCAATTTGAAGGACAACCCCTACAAAAATATCCATATACGATACGAAAACGAGGATGATTGTTCTCGTGATTTTGATAGACTGAAATTAGTTTTAAACTGATAGAGTGTGGAAATATTAACTAAAAATTTGAATCTTACAGGAATGACAGAGTATTTCAATCAACATTTTTCGAAAAGAAATGGTAAGAAATTCACTCTGTGGGATATTAGAGCTTATAGCACGACAGGGAATGTTCCTGCTTATATAGGTGGAGGAAATCTGTATATCGATCCATGTGTACCGGAAGGAGGAAATGTAAGACTTTGGCAGCTTGTAAGAGATACAAATAGACAAAAATTTAGAAGATGAAAACAAAAGTGTATGTTAGCTTGCCTATAACAGGGCATGATTTGGAAGAAACGAAGAAATACGCAAATCAAGTCAAGAAATGGCTCGAAGAAAAGGGATATGAAGTGATAACACCTTTTGACGCTTGTAGTGAACCGGATAAGCCCTATTCCTATTACATGGGAGAGAGCATTAAAGCTCTTTTAGAGTGTGATGCCGTTTATTTTGTTTTTGATTGGGCAACATCAAAAGGTTGTATGGCAGAGTTTGAAACAGCAAGAGTTTATGGTAAGCAAATAATGATGTAGCGATGAAAAGCTCGAGTAAATACATAATATGCTACGACATTGAGTCAGGTGGTATTCTTTCCGCAGAAAAACCGGCTTTTGATGTTATTGCGGCGATAGAGGTTGCCTTTGTTGTCATAGATATGGAGAAATTGGAAGTTTGCGACGAACTGTCTATGATATTCCCGCGTGATTACAAAGAAGGTCTTATCTATTCTTCAGAAGCAGAAGCGATACATGGGATAACAGAAACAATCCAAAAGGAAAAGGCTATACCTCTAAAGGATATATTCAAGAAATGTCAGGCACTTTTTAAGAAGTACAAGAACCCCAGACAAATGTGTACATTATGCGGTCATAACATAGTAGGGTTTGATAATGCCTTTTTGGAGAACTTCTTCAAGTTCATGGGGGATGATTTAAAGAAGTATGTAAAGTTTTCTATCGATACAATGCAAATGGCACACATGTCATACCCGGAATTGGAAAACTATCAGCTTCATACCGTTTGCGAAAAAGAAGGTATTGATTTAGTGAACGCACACCGCGCAGGCGATGATACCTATGCTAATGCGCTTTTGATGATCAATTTTGTAAAAAAGTTAAGGGGAGAAGGTGTATCTGACGGTGGAACTTCATCTGCGCGAAATCCCTTTCGAGAAAAATTTGCTTTGTAGAAATGGCAGTCATATATAATTCAAAAGGAGGAATACTTACCGAGCTACAGTCAAAAAGGTTGTTTACGACAGTGGACGACATTATAGACCGACTTCCTTCCACTACTGTGCGATCCTTGTTTTCGGGCGGCAGCAGAAAGGATTTGGACAAAATGCTGGACACCATAATCAACCAGACCGAGTATGCCATGAATTTTGGACGTTCGCTTGACACGGAAAAGCTGGGGTATGTGGACAATCTGTTTGCTTCAATGGATGAAAATCTAAGGATTCTGTCTTTTAATTATTTCAAGGCGACAGTCCTTTCTAATTTCAATATGGGATGGCGAAACTTGGAATGGGGGAATCTTACGCAGCTATTTCCTTGGAGTAGTTATTTGTGTTCGCGAAGTAGTGGAAAGTGCGAAGCTCCTGATACTTTGATAGTTATGGCAGATGGTTCGTTAAAAAAAGTCCAGGATATAAGAGTAGGTGACAAGGTGATGGGACAAGATTTGAAATCTCGCAATGTCTTGGAACTGCATCACGGAGAAACCTATATGTACGAAGTAAGACAGAAAGGTGGAGATAGCTATATAGTAAGCGAAGGACACATTCTTTGTCTTGCTGACGGCACTTATATTCCTGTTGAAATCGCCGAAATGAACCAAAGGAGAGGCACTAAATATGAAGGTTACAGAGTTTCAAGAGATGGGAAATTCAAGAAAACGGAAATCTTTATAACCTTACTGGATGAAGGTGAGTATTACGGTTTTGCTTGTGATGGAGATCATAAGTTTTTGCTCGCTGACGGCACAGTAACGCACAACAGCTTCGAGTGGTGTTACGCATTCCCTTTATGGAGGTTATACTCCTATACACGTCCTATGTTGTACGGAGGGGATACGATAGACAATAAGAACCGGAAGGAAACCGCTATGATCACAAATACAATGACACTTGCAAAAGTACATGTGAACAAGATCATAGAGGAAATATCCACCAATGATATATTAAAAGAAAAACTTGATCCGAACGGTAAGGCTAAACTTGGAGAGACGGCAATAGAAGGTGAAAATGGTGCGATTCTTCATGTTCGTGGTAAGGATGGGTTTATTCGTGGTTTGCACGTTGGAGCAGCAATCATAGATGATATGCCAGATGAAAGTTCTCTTTACAGTGATGAGCAAAGAGAAAAGCTAAAGGAAACATTTAGAGGGACTATTACTCCTATTGTTGAGCCTTACGGATATCTGATTGTGTCCGGTACACCTTATTCTACTGCTCCTAACGAATTGTACAATGTCATTAAGGGAGATAAGCGTTTTTATCTGTTCGAATATCCTATCATATTCCCGGATGGACGTCCTCTTGCTCCTGACAGGTATATGTTTGAAGATATAAAAAGGAAAAGAACAGAGCTTGGTTCTATTGTGTTTGCACGAGAGTACCTTGTGATTCCTATTTCGGACAACTCAACTATTTTCCCATATGAATATCTTAGAAGGGCAACTACCGGCATGGATAAGATTTCTTTTGCGGACAGTATAGAGTTTTATCCGTTCGAACTTCAAAGGGTGGTAGTGGGGTGTGACTTTGCCGTCTCTGGTAATATTGGTGCTGACTATACCGTATATTCTGTTTGGGGAGTCGACTTTTCAGGCAATTATTATCTTATAAACTATTTCCGTGCAAAAGGTATGTCTCACAATGAACAGGTGGACAAGATTGTTCTTTTCAATCGTTTATACAAACCTACCAAAATTGTGTGCGAAGCTAACGGATTTCAAGGAATATTGTCTGCACTTGCAAGAGAAAGAGGGCTTACTAATATCGAACAATTTACCACTACAGAAGGAAACAAGAAGGACTTGTACACCGGACTTCCTTCTTTGTCTGCCATGTTTGAAAGAGGGCAGATAAAAGTTCCTTATAAGGAGGGTGAGACAAGAGAAAAGGTAGAAATGATGTTCAGTGAATTTGCTTCTATTACTTTCAGAAGCGATAAAGGAAAACTAGAAGCAAGTTCAGGACATGATGATATCGTAATGAGCAATTTTCTGGCTCTCAACACTTTACGTGAAGAAGGTGAAAGCAGTGGATTTAGCATTAATTTGGTATAAAATTTAGTATCATGAATAAATTGAATCCTGGCTTTATGTCCGAAATATTTAAATTGATGTTTTCGGATGAAGTCATAATGTGTATAGCTTCGGAGCATCTGAAATATGAATTGATCCCTAAAGAATGGTCTGGGTACAAATTCATACTAAGAGAAGCTGTTGATCAATATAGAGAAAAAGGGAAACTTCCCGCGCTTGGTGCTATCTGTCAAAAATTTTCTGACAATGACTTTGTGTTGGATGCTGCAAAGGAAATAAAAAAAGCCAATTTGATAGACAGAGAAATAGCAATAGACCAACTTCAATCGTTTGTGAAAGAGACGGAGTTCGAGCTTCTTTCCAAAAGGGTACATGACCTTTACGAAGAAGGAAAGAAGGAAGAAGCTATCCGTGTGAACGCGGAAGAATCGCAAAGGATTGTGGAGATGTCCTTTCGCTCCAAATCAGGGGGTTTTCAGTCTGTTTTCGGAGGTTTCCAACAACGTATGCTTGAAAGACGCATGGAAGCTGCTACGATAACGGAGAAGCCAGTAAAAATTCCTTTTGGAATCGACAGGTTGGACGATGTATCTTTCGGTGGCATGGAAATAGGTGACACAACGCTTTGGATTGCAAGGTCTGGGGTCGGGAAGAGCAGTGTATTAAAATGGCATGGTTACTCTGCTGCTCTTAGAGGTGTTCCGGTTCTTCATATTCAGTTGGAAGGTGGTGTTAAAGCCTGTATGCAGATATATGATCAGCTTTGGTCAAACCAGTCCTATTCCAATATCAAATCAGGTAACATTGATCCCAACGATAAGAAAAAGATTGAAAAGGCGATTGAAGAAATCAAGGAAGCCGGTTCGGATATAGAGGTGTATGGTTTCAAGAAGTTCGGACAGGCTTCTATGAGCGATGTAAGGCAGTTATGCTACGATTATTTCAATACACACGGGCGTTTCCCGGGATTGGTCATTTTGGACTCATTGGACTTGGTAAAGACCGGCATTTCCAAAAAGATAGACAGTGATCCCGAACATAAGAAAGAAAAGCTACAGACTTGTGCGCAGCTTCTAAAGAACCTTGCCGACGAGATTGAAGCTCCTATTATCACAGCAACACAAACAAGTGATGTGCCTTTTGAAGTATGGAACAATCCTGACAAAGTAATAGACCGTTCCTATACGGAAGGAGACAAGACACTTGTAAAACCTTTTTCCTTTGTGTTTACGCTAAATATGACAATAGAGGAAAAGTCCAACGGCACGGCACGTATCTATGTGGACAAATTGCGTGACTACAAAGAAAGTCAAGAAGTGATAACGATTGCTACCAATTACGACAAGCGCAGGTTCTATCACAGGGGACGGACAATGGAGATGTACAATCAAATATCCGAAAGAAAGGAAGCGAAAAAGACGGCAAGGAAGAAAAAGTCTGACGAACAAAAGATGGAAAGCATTTAAAAAGAATAACCTAAAATTTTAGTGATGTGATACGGATTGACGAAGAAGAAGTAAAGGCTGTGTTCGGACTTAGAATATTCGGTTCGCAAGGGTGGCTTTCAAATAAAGGGATGCCTTGCCCCTATTGTGGGAAGGAAAAGAAATGGGGTGTCAAGATAGATGTGCACGGGGGAGTTTTCCATTGCTGGAAATGTGGAACAAAAGCATCTTTCAAGGATTTTCTGGAAAAGGTAGGAAGAAAAGATCTTATACGGATGGAATATCAAAATTCCATAAACACAAAACTTACTCCTTTGAAAGATGAGAAAGAGGAAAACGAGGAAGAAGAACTTCCTATTCCGAAACTTCCTTTCCGTCTTAAAAGAATATTATCAGACAGTTATCTTGATGGAAGGGGTTTTAAGAAATACCATTACGATCTTTTTGAACCTTCCGAAACAAATTCCGTTCTTGAAAAGAACTTGCGAAACTATATCATTTTCAAAATGAAGATGGATGGTAAGCTGGTAGGATGGCTTGGAAGGAGTAGGTATTCTAAAGAATGGCATAAAAAGGATTTGGAAAGGGCAAAGGAAACAGGAACTAAGCCTCATTTAAGATACGAAAACAGCATAGGAACGAACTTCACGAAGATACTGGGAGGCTTTGATGAGCTTTCTTCTTCGGTCAAAGATGTTATCATAGTGGAGGGGTTGTTTGACAAGGTAGGAATAGACAACCTTTTGCAGCTTTGGGATTGCAACAGTTTGAAATGTGTTTTTACGTTTGGAAACAGCATCAGCAAGGAACAAATCTCCTACTTGGAAAGGAAAGGTATCAAGAATGTGATCCTTATGTATGATGATGCAACTGTAGAGGAATCAAAAAGTGCAGGGCTTATGCTGGGAAAGAAATTCAACACAAAGATAGCCTATCTTTATAAATCGGGTATTGATCCTGGTGATATGGATATGAATTATTTAGATGATGTGTTGAATAATCTCTATGATCCTATTAATTTTTATGTGTCTAAAATCAAGAAGTTATGGGTGTAAAAGCTAACTTTGTCAAAAATCATATATCATCATGGAAAAAAGCAGAGAATTGTCGGTAGACGAATATTTGAAGGCACTTCAATTGGAATACCTTACAAACAAAGTAAGAAGCCTTATTTTTGATCGTCCGGAATTTGTCAAGATGGCTTCTGATATAGCAGAGTTCAAAAAGGAAAGGATAGAGCTTCTTTCCAAACGTCACTTCAAACCTTCTATTTTTATGTCAACGGAAGAGTTTTTGAACTTTTATGAGAACGAGTTCTTGAATCCTTTCGGACTTCCCAATTTCCAGTATAGTAATGATAAGAAAAAGCGTGCTTCACAGTGGTATTGGGACGTTGTTCATTTGCTTGGGAAGAATCAGGTTGTCATTTATAAAGACAATGAATATTCTGTATTGGGAAACAACATGAAGGATCAGACGGTTTGCATTCAGATAGGCAAAAAGAAGAAAAATGTAAAATATTCAGAAATCAAGATACAGAAACTTGTGATGTGTTTTGATGGTAAATTATTATAAATCAATAAATTATTTCGAACTATGAATTTTAAAGAGTATGAAGCTCACGCAGCTTCAACAGCTTGCTATCCAAAAGAGGTAGCTATTCCGTATGTGATAATGGGTCTTACCGATGAACTGGCAGAAGTTTATGAAAAAGTAGATTGCGCAGCCGAAGCAAAGGAAATTATAAGGGAAATAGGAGATGTCCTTTGGTATGTTGCCATGGTAAGACAGGAACTTGATTTGCCGGAATTGGAATTTCCCGAAATCATTTTAAAACTGAATGACGAGGATGTTTATCGTTTAAGCCCTTCTTATTTGCTACAACAAGTAGGCATTATCAGCGGACATGTAAAGAAATTCTTCCGGGATGATGATTACAAAGCTGGATTCCCAGAAAAAAGAAAAGAGGCATGTCACAAGGCTTTGGAACAAATTTTACAGGGATTACTGAACCTTGTC